GATAAACATTGAGTATATATATTGACTGATGGTTTCGTTTGAAGACGGTAATAAGCGGATATATCCCGGGGATTTGGAGAATAGACCTCGTTACTCCTTGAATGCTTACAATGTGTTTGCGTTCATTTTATGGTATTACGCCATGCTTCCTTTCCTTCGTTGGGAAGAAGTGTGGTACGGCATTGAATGTCCTGATATCACAATCAATCATTTTTGCAATTTTATTGTATTGGTTTGGTTTACTGGGGGGGCAATCTCTTGGGATTGTCACTATACCCGCAACCGACACTTGCTACGATCTAAGGCTCGTGACCTTTACAATAATTTTTTATTACGTACTAAACTTATGTATAGGGGTATTAACGATTTTAAATTGACTAATGCTTATGGTGTGATACATCCTGTTGATAATTTTTTAAAACATTTTTATGATAGGAAGTATCCTAGGAAGTGCGTCGAAGCATTTTCTACGTATAAGCGCACTAACCCGACTTTGCGGTTGCAATTAGAGTATTTAGAGAGGTTCGCCTCTTTGAATGACTTTGATGTGAGCGACAGCGAATTAAGGTCATGCACGCAATCAGTTTTGGATGAAGTGTTAGCACACGCTGGATTCGAAGATTTAAGACTTGAGGTAATTGCATTCGTTTCAGGACGGATGTTTGATAACTTGGTCATTGATCTGAGTTCGGCTTGTGGCTACCCTTACCCCCAAGGTAAGAAAAAACGTGATGAGAGATACCACGCTACGAGGAAAGCGCATGAGATGATGGACAACACTGAGGCCTTTGAGTCATATATGAGGGATCACGTATGGTATACAACTGGACGCGCTAAGATTCAGGCAGTTTCTAAGCCTGATTCGGGACGTCTGATTGTATATTCAGGGTTTTCAGCATTGTTGATGGCTATGTTACTTCTTCAACCGTGGTGTAAGTTTATGAACAAACAATTTGATTGGTGTGGTATTGGATTTTCTTGGATGCACAATGGAGCTGGTAAGCTAGCTGCTTACTTCAAGGCGGATAAAGGAATGGCCCCTAAGGGTTTTCGTTATGTTTCGCTTGATGTTAGTGGTTGGGATACTAAAGTCCATCCAAGGCTTATGAGGATGTTAGTTCATTTTTATAAGGGTTTGATGGATAGTATTGATGTTGATGCTGTGTATAAGAGGAGATTTCTTGTCATTTTGGAGGACATGCTTAGTGGTACTATCTTGATGCCCCTTGGTTACATGTTCAGAGTGTTTCAAGGGATGCGTAGTGGTTGGGCTGCTACT